CGCGAACTTTGTAAAACTTTGCTGATAGAAAATCCAACTCCCTTGCCCGCCGAGGCAGATATGAGTCACTTGTGGTCGTAATACCTATATCACTTAAAACCTCGCACACCGTCACGCCGTTGAAAAAATCGTGTGCTTCATCTGCAACAGTCCAAGAGTTATCGTCACCTTGTAAGGCTTTAGCTGTCATATCATCATAACACTCAAAGGAATTATACTCCTCAGGAGCTTTAATTATCCATGCATAAGCTAAAAGTGCAGCTAAGATTAGAGTGTTATCTACTATGGTGTTTACACTACCGGACGGGTTACCTAGAGTTTTCATCACTACTTCACCATCCGGACTAACTACTAAAGTGTAGATGAGGTTACGGTAATAAACGAGGATTCGTCGTAAATTTTCTTGTGTACGCTCTTCCTCTCTGAGACAGCGCCATCGGAATCTAGCGCAAAAAGCCATGAGGTAGGCCCAGAGCGATGAATCGTATTGACTTTCATCTAACGCGTAACCTTTGTTGAATCTATTAAGCTTGTCATAGACGCGATCCCATCCACCATGAAACTGAGAAAGACCAACGGCTGAAGAAGTCTGTAAATGACTGTCATAAAATTTTTGATTCATGTCTCCAAAAAGACGTGTACCATGAATGACTGCATCAAATCCTCCTGCCAGGAAAGTTCTGAGAGAATTTTGGCGTAGTTTTTCCTCAAGTCTAACTTCTTCTTTTAAGGCATTTGAAAAGAGACATGTCCACTCCATATCACAAGCGCCTAAAGAGGTCCAATCCTCTGCTAACCATTTTTTCAAATTTTGATCCTGAACGAGTTCTCTTTTAAGTGGTTTAAAGGCATTGAAAGGTGGGCCACTCGACGAGGACAAATCCAACTGAGAATAAGCCTCGTCAAGTGTAAGGATACGAGAGTCACTCATATAGGGAGCGTATTCTCTCTCTACGAACTTCCAAGCCATGTTCATAGCCTCAACTTGGTGAGGGGTCAAGGTTGG